ACAAGTTGCAATATACCTTTAAACAAAGAGGTCATACCTGTATCTGCAAATATTCTAGCTATTAATTCTAACTTGCCTTGTGAAGCAGATGTCATAGCTGATACTGCTGTGGCAGTTACATTAGATAATATATCTGGGTTTAGTCCTTGTTGTGCATCTGATACGCCACTTCGTTTAGCTTGTACAGAATCTAAGTATTCAAGCATAGGAAATGATTGTGCAGCACTAGATTGTACAGTCATAGGCACTAACGCATTAGGATTCTTAATACGAATAACACCGCCTGCTGTAGAGGTTAATAAGTCATCTAAATTTACTTGACCTTCTACTGCACCAACACGATAGTTGTTAGTAAGGTATAAGTTATCTAGCATTTGTCTAGTAACTGTAGATTTAATAAGTTGTAAGTCTACAGCTCTATCTGCTAATGATTGACCAAAGAATTTGTGTGGTATAGGAATAGGGCATACAGAATGAAATGGTACATAATCACATTCCTCACTCATTAATACTGTGTTGTCTGCATAACAAACTCTATGTAGTTCTGCTACACCATCCTCATCCATGTCTGTTCTGACATAACACTCATAGTATTCTACTATTTCCATAGATTCATCATTAGAATCATTGGTGTTAAATGGTTGCTCACCTGCTCCAAATCGTGCAACTCTTTCAGGGGTATAATCTAATGTATCACCTGTTGCTAGACTTGCTACTACTTCTGGGTCGTAACCCATAGCAATTAAATCAGACCTTGTAACTAAACTTCTTTGTGCTACAAATGTAGCATCTTCAATAGTAGTTGCTCTTTTATCTATTAAAAATTCTTCTGGTGCTACATTTTCTATTTTAACTTTAGATGAATCTTTAGTGCGTTTGCATTTAATGTTGTAGGTAATATTTACAATCGGTGGCACATCCATCATCATAGGCATACCCATTTCATCCATTACAGGTTGCCCAGTCATAGGGTCCATTGCTGGTTGTGGTTCTTGTTCTATTATTTCTTCTACTTCTTCTTGCTCAACAATTTCAACTTCTTCGTCTTGCATAATCATTGCAAGTTCATCTTCAGTTAAATTTTCATATTTTTCTTTTGTGGTATTTTTTTTATCATCCCAATATGCTTTTAATACGCCTACCTTTTGTAACAATCCGTCTTTAAACCAATCGTGCATTAATTCAAATCCGTTGTTATCTTTGTAAAATATATGATTTACATAAGCAGTTACTTGTTCTGCTATAGCACCATCACCAACATTAACTGGTTCAAACTCTACTGCTTTAGATGAGGTAGTAAATACTTTCATAATTTGTGGCAATGCACCATCTACTACTTCTGCAACTTCACCAGTTACAATTTGAGAACGACCTTCTACTTCATTGCCATAAGGCTCACGAAGATAATACTCTAGTGCTGTTTGTCTTTCTTGGGATGTTTCAGTTTCAATAAATCCTAAAGAATCATCAATGTGGGATTCAACAATATTAAGCAATGCTCTGCTTTCATCTGAATCTTTATCCATATTTTTTTTATCATAGTCCATTTATACTATCCATTTGGTATTAATCTCTAGTGGTTTAGACCATGCTTCCATAGGTGATTCATCTAATCCTACAGCTAAATAACGGAACGCATCACTTGCGTGAGATGCCCAGTCATGAAATGGTCGGTCATGAAATACATTTCTTTTTTCGTCAAATACTCTACGATAGTTGCGTAGTGCATCTAACCCTTGTTTAGTGTTATCTTTGTCAAACCAACAGCGTGGTAATATTTTGCGTGCTGATGATATGCCATCCATAACAGTTAGTTTTGTTGCTATAGTTATATTTAATCCAGCTTCTTCTAGTATTTCTTTTCTAGATTTACCTGTACCTAATTCTCTAACAGCTACATCATGAGGTAATATATGTGTTGCATACATATAGTCTTTTTCTCGTAACCAATTAACATAGTAATCAAGACCTACACCATGATTTTCTACAAAATCTATAAGCCTAATTTCCTTATTAACTAATTGTGCTACCCATATGCTAGTGCTGTCTGACATGCCTAAATCCCAACCAGTATATGTTCTTGCTAGTTCGTCTTTAGGTATATCAATAATTTGATTTTTTTCTTCTACATCATTAATAATAGATGAATAGTAAGAGCCTTCTACTGGTGCATTAAAGCTGCACTCAAACTCCTGCATATATTTATCATCACCCATTTCAGCTTTTGCAGCAAGTAACTCTTGTTTATCTACAATGCCTGTTTCAGATGATTTAAACTCTAACAGCTCCCATCCTTCTTTTTTTGAGCCTCTATCACGTAAGTCTTTAAAATGATTTTGACCTTTAGGTGTACCCATAGCTACGCAGTAGCCAAGTCGGTCTGCAAGGGCAGGTCTGACAATCTCTGTGAATAATGTAGGATTAATGTTCCCAATCTCGTCAAGAACGCACCCGTCTAGGTAAATTCCACGCAGACTATCAGGGTTATCTGCACCATATAAGTTAATACGCCTACCCATAAAGTCTACACGCAGTTCAGCAATATTTGCTTTAGCGTTTAATGGTCTAGTGTATTCTAGTAAATAATCCCATGCTATTCGTTTAGCTTGATTGTAAGTTGGTGCTACATAAGCAAATCGTGGGTTAGGCTTTTCGCAGTTTAATGCACTATGTATTAATTGGTTTATAGCACAGACTGTTTTACCCATTCGCCTATGGGCTACCACTACACTAAAACGACTACCTTTTACCATCTTATGTATTTCTTTTTGCGGTGGTCTGGGAGTATAGCCTGTTGTTATTTGTTTATCCATACTGTTTAAACAATGTAACTCTCTTGCGAGGTCGTTACTCCGTAGTTAATTTTTCAACCAATAATTCGGTTGTTGTTTTTTTATCTGTTATTAATGTGCTAGTGTTGTATACAGTAATACTTCTATCTACAAATTGATAATATTCGTTATGTATAAAATAAGTACAACCTTGTAAAAAGAAACACAAGACTATAATTTTTACCATTTTTTACAAGACCAATATCCTGCTGTTAATTTACTCTTTTTTTCATCACACTTATGTCTAGCTCTAAAAGACTTTCTTCTAGCTGGTTGGTCTTTCTTTATGGTCATGTTGGCATCACCAAATCTTACTAACTTGACTGTGTTGCCTTCTTTAGCTAATACAGCAAACTTTTTTGTTTTGGTTCTAGCTCGTTTAGGTTTGTTATATCCAGAGAATTTTTCTCCTCTGTAATCTATAGCCATTATGCTTTAGCTCTTTGTTGTGATTTTTTAGAAAGCTCACCATAATGGTATAACTTTTCAGATGTTTTGGTATGGTTCTTATGACTATGCAAATCACCATTAGGCATTTTGTGTGTATTGCCTTTCCATTCCATACCACTTCTAGTGTAATGTTTTACGCCTTTCATAATTAAGCCTTTTTAGTTTTCTTTTTTTTCTTTTTGTTTTTTGCAGAATTAGGAAATCCTTTTTGCATTTCTTTGTATGCTTTTTTAGTAATAGTAGATTTCTTTTTAGTTCTACTAGTACCTGCTTTTTTTCTTTTATTTATATTTTCGTATAAACTCACTCACAACCTCCTTGTGTTTCAAACCATCTGCGTAGTTCTTCTAGTCTGTTATGTATGTTTTTTTCTTTTTCTTTTTGTTCATTACTTTCTTTGTTTTTTTCATTGGATTGTTTTTGTACCCTGCTCCCATTTACCTTCTCCTTATCAGACATTAAAAATTTGTTCGCATTTTTGTATTCGCAAACAACCTAAATCTATTATAAAATAACTATAACTAGTTTTGTTTCTGCTGTCATCTATTTTTTCAGCTTCATAAAATTCAAAACCAAGTTGGAATCCCATAAAAAAATGCCATGACCACATATTACATTCCTTGATTTTGCAAATAATTTTGNATCATTTGTTCTTTTATTAGCTGGTCAAAAAGATTATCTTCACGTTGTTGTGCTTGTATACTTTCTAATTCCATCATTTGTTGTAAATTTTGTTGCTCTCTTGGAGACATTTGCCCTTGAACACCTGTAGGAGCATTATTACGCATATTCATAATCTCATCCATATAACTTCTTCTTTGGTCTCCTTGAAACATTCTCATTTCTTGGTCTGATACATTACCTACATTACCTTGCCCTTGCATAGCAGCATTAGCATTAGCAAACATTTGCCTTTCTCTGTTTGATACATTACCAAATCCTCCTGCTTCAGACATCATAGCCTTTGATTGTATTATTTTAATAAGTTCTGTTAAGGGCATATTGTTCATAATATTTTCCTGTTTTTATAAATATTTTATTTAGTATATACATAGTCTAGACATGTTCTAGACATGGTATAGACTTCGTATAGAATAGAGAAGAGAAGAGTAGAGAATAGTATATAGTTAAAAAATAAAAATTAGGTACTGGCGTTTATTAATCTATTCCAGTAACTACTTTTATGTTTATAGGGGCACCCCCTTCTCCTGTTAATTCTGTAGTAGTTTTTTCTGACCATTGAGCACGAGTCTTTAACCAAAACATCATAGATGCAGTATCACCTTGTTTAGCTTTCTCATACAATGTACCAGCAATAACTGCGTTAGCTTCTATACGACCTTTCTCTAATTCATTCTTATAATACTTAGAAAGCGTATCATGAGACATTCCAAGCACAAGGGCTATATCTTCATACCTAGTACCTACTTTAGATAATTCATAAACCTCATTTCGGGTAGTCGCTAAAATTTGGTGTCGGGGTCTTCCCCTTTTCCTTCCTGTGGATAACTTCTGCTCATTTTTTAAGCAATCGTCCTGTGATGCAGTCATATCAAGGGGTTGGGTTTGCTTGTCTGTGGATAACTTCTGCTTATCACCTTGTGGATAACTTTCTGTTGCTTCTAACTCATTGATTTTATTATGTTTATTATTCATATGTTTAAACGTCTTTTTATAAATTGTTTTTATTCTGTGCATAAACCTGTGGATAACATTGGGCTTGTTTTAAGCCCGTTTAAGCTATTATATTTTGCTGTAAGGGGCAAGGTTAAAGAATGTTTAAAGTCTTTATGATGAGCCTTGTAGATACTTTCATGAGCCTATTAAACCTTTTACCCCGTTATATTTACGCTTAAATACCTAACCTATTGATTTAAGGCGTTTTAAGCCTTTTTAAATTCATATGAATAATAGGTATTAAATGCAAATAAAAAGCTCATAGTGAGCCTTGTAGATATGTCAAATTAGATTGATTGTTGAAACGCTTGATTTAATAGGGTGAATTATACTATAGAAAGGCTTTATTTTCAAGGCATTAAAAAAGCCCCTAAAAAGGGGCTTAATTAATTGATACTGTTTAGATTAAGCTACCTCTAATTTGTGGTCATAAACTAAATCTCTTAATTCACTAACAAATTCTAATGCTAATTCTTTTTCCTCAAGCTCTATCATTTTTTCTGTAGCTTTTAGCAATGTATTTAAAAGTTTTGTTTTAGTGTCCATTATTTTTATTTCCTTGTGTTATTAATAAATTTGATACTGTTTAGATTAGGCTATATCCATTTCAACGCCACAATGAGATGGCAAGCCGTAATTATTTATAGCACCGTTAGAACATCTAGCAATAAACCCACAGCATGAACATTC